ATTAAGATATACGAAGAATGGTGATTCTTCTGGAACTAACTCGGCAACCCTGTCACCGAAGTTAAATATCCGTCTTCTATCCGGTCTTGCACCTACACTTGCATCAGAGGTAGTAGCTGTTATATCACTGGATTTTAATACTCCAGAATTAAATGATATTGCCATTTTATTACCTTTGTGTTATGTGGTTATTATTAATCACGGTAATCTTCCAGAACCTCCAGTCGATATGATCGAGTCAAACATCTTGTCAGCATCATTGCGTTGAGATGTCTGTGGCTGTCCTTGAAGCACTCCCGCTGTGCGAGGAGCCTGCTTTGCCGCAGTTACCGCTTCCATTGTATCATTGTTTGCAACAGACTGACCGTTTTGCATTTGCCAAAGTTTAACTAGATTGTTCAAACCTACTCTCTCTTTTGGCTGTGTTGTGAATTGTAAGAAACTATTTATGTCATTATCTGACATTTTATATGTTCCTCTTAATTCATTCACAGTGTTTTGCATTTGCATTTCAGCCTGCATCTGTTGCTGTTGTTGAGCCATCTTAGAATTCACTCTCTGGTCAATCATATTATTCATTTCTGATGCAAAAGCATCACCAGTTTTAGTGCCTTTCTCAGTTAGCTCCCAAGGATTGAACTCTTCCTTGCTAACTGTTTGCTCTGGTTGCTGTTGTGTTTGTTTTCCGGCAATACCATCTTCAAGAACTTTTACCAAGTCTGGTCTCTGCTCCAGTAGTTGAAGTATTTGAGCACCTTGTTGCAACTTAGCATTTTCGGCCTGAGCACGATCATACATAGATTGAAACTTCTTTGCTTCTGCTTCATAATCTATAGAAGTAGACTGTTCTTGTGTAGGTTCTTGATTTTCAGCTACAAGCTCTGGGCCTGCCTGCTGACTGATAATATCCTCTTCAAAAGCACTATTAGCACCGGGCTGTTCGCTAGGGACATTCACTTCCTGTTGTTCTAGTGTTGACATAGTTTCTCCTTAGATGTCTTTAGGCTTCTGGAGCGGAACTGACTTTTCTCTGAACATCTTTCAGATTATTAGCCAATTTCTCAACCTCAAGCTTCACCTCATTTTCTAGTTTTCCACGTTGTACCCTTCTATCTGCTTTAGACTCAGAATTGATTTCGGACAGTCTAGATTTAAACTTCTCGACCTCAACTCTCTTTCTATCACTGACAGACTCTCTTTGGGCAGTTTGCAAGTCACCCTGCAAATTCTTTATCTGTTCCTGCATTGCCTGTATCTGCTGTTGCAACAACTGCTTCTCTTCTGTTCTACGCATAATACCTTCCTTATCAAACAACTCAGGATTCTTCTTTAAAACCTCGTAACGATCAACAATTCCTAACTGGAACGCCTCTAAGTAAACAGCAAGCTCTGCATATTTACTAGATGGTAATGTTGATCCGGGCTCAATTCTTACGTCATGCTGATCTAATTTATGTCTTTCTTTCTTTAGGTCTAACACAGCCTGAGATACATCTGTGTAAAAATTAGCCATGACTTCTGTTATATTGTTATTTGGCTGTGCCAATCTAAAAATCTTTTTGTATGTGTAGTGACCTTTGGATAGGTTATACAATACCTTACCCAATTTATTCATACTAAACTCTATGTCTCTAAGTTTAGACTTTGGTCTTTCACTACCTAAAGCAATCATTCTTTCTGTGGCTCTCATAGTCTCTGGAGCTTTCTCTGCAAAACCATGCATCATCTCAGGGAGTCCAAATATAAAATCTATATAAAACTCTGACTGTTGTATCAACCTATAGAACTCACCAGCTAAAGGTTGAGGGGCTGGGTAGTGCGGTTCACCTTGGGATGAATCAACTTCTATTACGGCATTGGGGTTTGCCCAGTCTTTCTCTAACTGATCTATATCGTCCACACTACCCAAAGGAACTAACAATTTTAATCCTGCTGAAGCTTGTGCATGTGATAATGCAAGTGACCATAACTTATTTAAAAGCCTTTGCATAGGTCTAGCTCTTGACACGTCTGATTTTGGATAAGGAGTGCCAGTCCAGATATTTGGAAGGGGCACTATGGGATATTCATCGGTATTAAGTATCTGTTCATACAGCACAACCTCACCCATCGATGCACACACTTTTACACGAGTTTGTAAAACTTCTATGGTTGTAAAGGCTCCAATATCAAAAGCATCTGAATTTTCTTCAAAAAACTTAGTGTATTCTTCCTGAGAAAGAATATCTTCTTCTTGAGTCTTCATGTCGATAACTCTGTAATAAGGAACTTTTACTTTGAAAAATCTTTCTAGTACCTGATACTTCTTTACTTGATAATAGTCTTTATCTTTTACATCTGCTGGTGTAAATACCACCATTGAGTTTTTATTTTGAGAAGATGGATAATCTTCTTCATCATATGTAAATCCAGATATATCGTTAATTAAACCGGGTATGGTTTCTCCTGTTACTGGATCAACCCTGTCTCCTAATTCTGGGTAGAGGTTGACGGCTTGCTCACCTGTTAAGATGGTGGAAAGGATGATACCATCAGAATCGCTAAACCAACGATCACGAGAGCTAGGAGAAGCATATACTCTAAACGGATCGACATAGGTAAACTTAACGTCACCTCTACCAAAATCTGATTCGGAATCTATATACGCATATAGATAACCCATTCCTGTTGTAGCATAATCCTGTATAGCCTGTTTCATTTGCCAGTCACCATCAGAGTTTTGCCACACGTAACCCATGATTGTTCTCCATAGAGTAGCAACCTGCACGTCTGAGTCTTCTCTTGGAGTCAATGTAAAAGCTGGTGCTCTTGCAGTTAAGACTGCTTTAAATTTTTCAATAGCCGCAGATACACGATCCATAGGTATGTCTGCCTGATTACGCTGTGACAACTCATCAGATTCATCTTGGCTAAAATGATTACCTAAATAAAAATCAATATCCTTACGAGCCTCTGTATCCCATTCAGAACGTGAATCACGCCACTGACGGTACAGTTCATCGTTATATAATGCTCTTGGGTCTTGTTCCATGTAAACCTATTGAGACATTCTTTGCATTTGTTGCATATTTAAAAACTCCATTAAATCTCTTACTCTCATAGAGTCTGCTCTAGTAGGAGGCATTGGGTTCATTGGCATATAGTCTACAGATTCTCCTGCACCAGCTTGCTTCAAGCTATCTATCAAAGCCATTAGCTTTAGGCTATTTCTTGCCTTGTTAACTGTGTCCTGTTCTATACTATCCTGCAACATCATAGCTTGATTTCTCATAGCACCCAATGTACTACCTTCATACATAGAAGGGTCTGCTTGTCTAGCCCCAATCTGTAGCGGATCCATAGGTTGAGGTGGCAACATTACACCTCCACCTTCTTGCATACCCATCATGTTTTTCTTCATGGCCATTCCACCACCCATCATACCCATAAGTGAGTCATCTACCATACCACCCATCTGCATGTACCCCATGCGGTTTCTTACCTTTTCTGGTAACTTACCTAAACCGGGATTGTCTTCTGGTACTGGCTTTAACTGTCCACCTTTTTCCATCATCATCATCTTATCTTTGACCATACCACCATGACCATAGCTCATCATTTTGTTTTTTACCATACCACCGTGACCATACTGATCCATCACCATACCGCCACCACGATATGCATCTACCATACCGCCATGACCCATAGGCTTAGGCCCAGCTTTTACCATGCCACCACCGTACATGCCTTTCATATTTTCTGTTGTTGCCATCTCGATGAGCTTATCGATATTAGAGTGCCCACCCTTTTCTGGCATATTGTTTATCATGTTCAACATAGGAACTCCTATCATATCTACGGCTTCTTTGCGGATGACAAATTCACCGGGTGTTAAAATTGTTTTTACTGTATCTGTAGTGCCGGGCATTATTCTTTAATCTCAAAATGTGGAAAGTCATCAAAGCGATTGTCTTTAACTTCCCATCTACCTTTCTCTTCATACATGTCCCAGTTTCCACCCCATCTTATCTTATAGCCCATGCTCCTACCAATGCCAATAACGAACCCAGCAAAGAGGGTTTGTCGTTCCCTGTCCTCCCAATCCACAGGATAAGGGGTAACGTCAACGGCTTTAGAAGGGCTAGAATTATGCCTACCATTAGGATACCTAACCTTAGTACGTTTTTCATCATATAGTTTATTTTGCCTCTCCTTACTTCTGTGACCTTCCAGTATAGAGCAGTCTACGTGCTTAATAACCTCATTAAACACCTTCTGCAACCTTTCATCACAAGTTGCTAATCTTTTCTTTGATCTTGTTGAGTACCTTGGCATGTGTGTATTTAGCTATCTTATGTTAACAATAAACAATGTAATAGTGCAACATTTAAAGTCTAGAACCTGTCATCCAGTTGTATGCTTTGTTTTGTATCTTGCGTATAGGATGATTATCAACGTTTTCAATAGATTCTAGTTTAGACCTACTACTCTTTGGTGCTTTGGCAAAGTAGTCCGCATAGTATAATGCATCCATAACATCATCATTTCTAGGCTTGGGATGTTCAAAGAATTCATCCACTAGCTCTGTCATCTCTCTTTGTATATACAGCTTCTTAGAATTGACAATAGGGCCAAGGGTAGTTTCCAACCTGTCTTGTTTTTTGATTCTAGCCGGAGGCTTAACTCCCTTAAATATACCCGGAAGAAGTCTTTTCTCTTTTGCGGAAAGCCGTGTAACCATATCCCGAACCATCTCCTGTGCCGCAACTGTCTCAATCGTGACTCTACGTACGGGGCTGTATTTGTTTGCAAGTCTAATAATCTCTTTCGGAACATCGAATGTTGGTATACGCTCACGAAAATACTCCAGTACATACCGATTATTGCTGGAATCAATGCCCATGACCAGTATGACTTGATAGTCAGAAGTCTCTGAAGCTGTTGCCGCAAGGTCAACACCCATGTAGATATGGATTGGTATCGCATCTTCACCGTCTATAAGGTAGTTAAATTTATTTTTACATTCAACCCTTCCGTTGTAGTATTGTATTCTGTCTATCTTAAACGATGCACTGGTAACATCTCTAGCATCATTCATATACTCCTGAGCAAACTTATTGACTAAACCAGCTTCAATAAACTCTCTCTTTTTTGCATCTAGTTTCTTTTTACTAAACTGCGACTCCCATAACGGTTCACCATCTTCTATGGCTCTATAAAAGTTTACGTCCCAAGGATATGTCCTTTTGTCCTCTTGTGCCTTTTTCCAACCATCATACGTCATTTGTAGGTAAGAGTCATAGTGTACAATAGTTCCAGAGAGCCATATCCAGCCCTCCTTGCCCGGTGTTTCTTCTAAGGCAGGGTACACTGTGGATACGATCCACTTCTTGATGTCTGCACGCCTTTCTGGCGTTTTTGTGTTTAGTTCCGATTCAAAGTCATCCAGTACAATACCAGTATATCGTACATCTACTTCTGCTCTACCTCTAAGCCTTTGTGATGTACCTTTGGATATTACCCTGTCACCCTTGGGTGTAACTAAATCTTTTTCTGTCCAGCGTTTCCCTACACTACCACCATCCATATTACCAAAGTAGTATCGTATCATTTTGTTGTTTTCAAAGTGAGAGCGGATATACTTTAGATGGTCTATAGCCTGTGACTGTTCTTCTGATACCCATGCAATAAAATGTTGCTGGTCATCAGCCGCAAAGCAAAGTTTATGCATGATAGCGGCTTTGGCTACTACAGACTTACCATGACCTCGTGGTATGATGTTACATATTCTAGCTCCGGGTGTGGTATCTATCATCTTTTTACCCATTTCGTAGTGAAAGGGTGCTGATTCTGATTTCTTTAGAAAGTCATTAGGAAGAAAGGCCCTACCAAAATAAATAAGGTTGCTATATGCTTTTGCTAGTACCTCATCTCGCTTATCCATCTCTGATGGAGGTGGGGTAATATTGAAACTCATTAGTAAGTTGGCGTTTCTATTATTTTTTTAATATCTCTTGGCCCTAGAATATCTCTGCCTCTTGTTATGTCTAGTATATTTTTTTTAGCTTGACTGCTCATCATAACAGGAATATCCCTACTAAAAACATTATATAGCAGATTACCTTTATCTAGGTTTGATATTGCATCACTACTGAAATCTAAAAAGTCTATCAATCTTATATCTTTTAATGGTAACGCACCAAGTATTCTTTCTTCTGCTTCATAAAAAGGATTCATTTGATCTGGATAAAACCCATGTATTTTTTTATAATTTTCAAGTGTAATTGGAGGTCTACTATAATCATTAATGGTTTTCTTAAACATAGGTTCTGCTATTGGTTTGAAAACACGACCCTTTCTAACAAGATCATCCTTATCTACTACTATTCTTACTTCTTTTGGAACATAATTTTGCTTAACAGAATCAAACACAGGGTTTCTTGTAAGTGAGAAACCAACTGGGAAACCACCCTTATTGTCTCTTGCCCTTAAAGAGGGAAATCTTACGCTAGGTTCTATCTTCCCAGATTGAAATATTTGTCCTGCTTTTGGAACTGATGTAAAATGATATAGTGGATTTTTGATGTTTTGCACCCTTTCTTTGATTCTTCTTCCAACACCCCCTAAACTTTTTAATGTTAAAAGCGGCCCTAGTGCTACGTTAGCTACCACATCGTCTGCACCACCAATGTATTGTGGTGTTTTGTCAGCATACATAACTCCAGTCTTGTCAAACTTATCTAAGTCAGCTTGCAATATTAGATTGTCTATGTTGTTGTGCACATCGGTTGATGCGGGCTGTGCCATTTGTAATAAGTTGTTAGCCATCAGATAATTGTTTCTTTGTTTCTGGTAATATACCCTGTTCAAATGCTTTGAGTTTGTCTCTGCTAAATCCAGAGAACTCTTGTATCAATGCTACTGAGTCTACTTTCTTTTCTGTAGATAGTAAACCAGATATTTTCATCAGTGTCTCCAAGGCTCTAAGCTTATCATTGTCTTTTGCATCTGCTTTGTCTACAACATCTTTGGTACTCTCTAGTAAGTATCTTTTTGTAATACCTACTTCTGACATTAAGTTTTCTATTTCTTTATCCACTGCTTGCCTCACTGTTTTGTTTTTAAGTAGTAGTGTTGATCTTTTCTCTGCATACTCTAAACTCTTTGTAGTTGGAAAAGCTTTCTGATATGCTTCTATGGGTTCCATACCATGTGCAATATACTTTGCAAAGTTTTTTTTAGCCGATGTTAAATAGCCTTGAGTTGCTACATTATATCCAGATCGTTTTGTAAACCTATACATTTCATCTTTAACGGAACCACTAAAAGGAAGTTTACTTTTTAAACTAAACATTCCTATGATCGTTCTTGTATATGGAGTTTTTTTCTTTCTCTTGTAAGCAAAATAACCTTTTTTAAGTACTTGCACTATTTTACCATCATCTGCAAGACACCAATCCCCTTCCTCTGCTTTCTTCCAGTCTTTAATCAGAGGTGTGTTAGGATGTGCAGTACGAAACTCCAATTCAGATTCGTAAGCAAAATGCTTAACGCCTTTGATAGTGCGGCTTAGTGCCAACTAATTAGGCTCTTCGTCTGTAAATAAGCTAACGTCCAATATTTGTAGTTCCGGCATATTCTTCATGCGGTACAACAATTCGGATATTAAACCTATTTGCTTGGAATTGGGGTCTATAACATCCATAAGCTTTAGCTCTGCTGATATCTCACGGCAACGCTCTAAGTTTTCAAACACGTTACCTATTTCAAAGTCACCAGCTAAGGCTTTTTGGTATAATGTTTTGTATTCTGACATGATTTAATTTAATAAAAACTTGACTACTATGTTTTATATAATATATATTTAATTATCCTAGTTTAGTTTGCGGTTGGTTATTTATAATAGTACTATAGTATATATAGTATAATAGTATATATAGTATATAGTATATATAATATATATATAATATATATATAGTAATATAGTATATATAGTAATATATAGTAATTATAGTAAGTAGTAAATAGTAATATAGTATATATAGTACCGCCTTTGTAAAAGTAGTATCGCCTTTGGTAATTAATCCAAAAACTTTTAAAAAATTTCAGAAAAATATATTAGCATGTGTGTTTCTCTTTTTTTGCACACGACCGCCCCCCCAATCCGTTTCTAGGTTAGAATTATTGTGTTAGAAAAAGCAAATTGACTTAAGCCAGTTATATTATACGACGCAAATTTTTTTAAAAAACTTTAAATATTTGGGAACTTTTTTGGTTTTTGAAACGTATAATAGTCAAAGACATTGACATTTGATGTCTTATGCTTTTTGACAATTATACGAATTGATTGCTGGCCGTGAACTATCTGGTCAATGCGTGAGATACCAGAGTCAGTAGTCGCTACATAATGAACAATGTACTATGTAGTAACCTATTAATTAATTCTTAATCTAAAATAAAATGGAGTATTAAAATGCAATTACATGATCTTAATAACATTACTGACTTAGTACCAGTTACAGAACCTAACCAAGTTACAGAACCAACTATTAAAAACTATGGTGGTAAATGGGATCCATTTATAGAAGTTCATAAGGAAGCTGTATACTTTAATGATAATACACAAAATCCTACTGTTTATGGAATTAGACTAGGTTCTCAGGATAAAGTACTAGCTGGTAATGTATCAGCGGATTATCTACTGGTAAATAATAGAGACCTCGTAGATATATGTGTTAATCAGGTACTAGGTCAATCTAGTATTCCCTTTGAACATCATAAAAGATTCTTTAATAATAAGGGTCAATTCAGGGATATATATTATGCTGATGGTACCATTGAAGCTAGGGTTCCTGAAGTTGGGGACATTATCAGGCTAGTTGCTGAGATTCAAAACTCTTACAATGGCACAACTAGAGCGGGTATTAGATTCTACTTTGAACGGTTAGATTGTTTAAATGGTATGACATCTAATATATTTGGTTTTGGTTATACGTTTAAACATTCCTTAGGGAATGTTAACTGGGAAGAGCAAATTCTAAAAGCTACTAATCTTTTGAGAACTCAGTCGGAATATAAAATCCAACAATTTGCTCAAGCTTGTGGTAAGTTACAGAAATCTATTGACAATCCAGATATAACCTTAATTAGAGAAAAATATCTTAATAAGTTACCTATGCAACAATTCGGTCAACTTATGGATAAATACTATGCTGATAAAGACTATACAGCGTGGGGTTTGTTAAATGCGGGAACTAATGTCTTGTGGCATCCTGAAAAACTAACCAATGCTAACTTTAGCAATAATACAATGGTAGTTGATGGAATGTTACAATACGGTAAGGATACAGAAGAAACTACTTTTGTAGACCCTAACCAAACTGATATGTTCCAGTCATAACACAAAACAGAGATAGGGCCCCAAAAGGGGCCTGATTCTCAAAACTTAAAGGAATTACACAAATGAGAAAATCTAAACAAAATAAGATTAACAGAAGAAAAAAG